CCGTTATCGCCTTGGGGCTGTTTGCGGTCCGCTCCATGTTCTCTACGGGTAAGCGCGCGGCCTCGTCGGTGAGCAAAAAGGTGCGCAAGATTTCGAGGATTCCGGCGCAACGGCGGCAAGCAAGGGCGGCGAAACTCCGGGCGGAAGCGGCGCAACTGGAGGTGGCGTAATGCAGAACTGGCACAGATGGGTCTTGAGCATCGCGCTCGGCTTCCTGGGCGGGTTCTGCGCAGTCGCTCAGGCCGATTCCAAAGCCCCATGGCAAGATCCCTGGCCGTACACCAAGGGCGGCATGGTGGGAGTGCTCCCGGCGATAGCGGCGCTCAAGATGACGCTCGAAAAGGGGGATGCTGCGAAGTGAAGTTGCGTTTCTATATGTGGCTGGTCCTCTGGATGGCGAAGCGGTGCGGTCCTGAAATCCGCAACACGATACTAGCGGCCCTGGACCGCAACAAGGCTGAAAGTTATGACTGCCACGTTGATCCGGCGGAAGTAAACAAGTATGACAGAGCCATGGAACATCTGAAACAGCAACTCCGGGAGATTCAGTTCCTATGACCGAGGGCGTTGTTCTTTATGGGCTTTGGTGCTTGGCGGGCGCGACGTGTGCTTTCGCCTTACTGGGAATCGGCATGAGATCGGCAAAATACTTCCGATCTGAAGAGGATGCGCGATGAAAGACGCGTTGATTATCCTCGGCGTCGGCGTTGCGGTGTATGGGGCGCTCGGCTACTATTCCGAATCTCAGTTAAACGCGGCGCTCGCTTCGTGTGGGGCCGGTACGCCGCTTGCAAACTGCCCAGCCGCTCAAGCGGTACAGGCAAAATGGGCGCTGTTTTTGCCAAAGGCGGTGAGTTTATGAAAACCCGCCGTAACATCTGGCCCTTCGGAACGAATCAACCTCTAGGCCCGCGCTCCTACGTCGTGAGGCGCCGTCCTGCGGGGCGTCCGGCGTCCACAAAAGCGGCGGCAAGGGCCGAACGCGAAAGCGCGGCGGAACGCAAAGAGCGAACTTTAAGCGATCCTAATTTGGAAAAGAAACTGCGCGCCTGGTACGCCAAGGGCGGAACGTTAAACGAGTTCCTGAGCGCGAACCCCGGCACGTTCAACAACTTCTTCGATGAATCCTCCGAAGGCAAGAGCAAGATGTACCAGGGATACCGGATTTGGCCGGTGTTCGGAGGGTGGAAAACCTCACTGTCGGCCCTGGCAACGTTTGGAAGTGAACGGGAAGTCAAGCAGTTCATCGACACGTACTTTGCGCGAAGGAATCCCGCCGGCACGCGCGGCGAGTTTCAGCGTTGCGTCGATGCGGTCGCATCCAGGGGTGGGGCGTACGATCCGCGAGCGGTCTGCGCAGCCATGGAACGAAGGAAGTACGGGCAAAAGGAACTGACGCGGCGGTCTGTAGCTGGCCGCAAGGCGGCGAAGCGCAAAAGCCGCAACCCCGCTGCTGCCTCCGCTGCGGTCTATGAAGAGTTTCATGGTAGACCCTCTTCGGAGGAAGTGACCGTAATCGACAAACTGCATGTTCACGAGAATCTGGCCGGCCTGGGGAGCCTCCGCAAGATCGTCGCGGACTGCGTTGACGGGAAGCGGCATGAAATCGTGGGCTTTGGAAAAGCAATCCTCTGCTCCAACGAGACGAAAAACCAGTTGTTCATCCGGGGCGGGGATCAGGCGTTAGATCTTGCGGAGTTCGGGATCTCGCGGCCTCACGAGTTGGAAACGATCGGCGTGGTGGTCGAAATCTGGTACTTCACCACGAAAGACCACTTGGGAAAAGAGGGCGGTACGGCGATCTACTTCCACAAGGCCGGGGAAACGCGCACGTTTTCCGGCCGTACAAAGATGGCGGGCTATGGACCGGACCTCATCTACCGGGTCCGCGACAAGTTGCTTGAGTTCTCGGGCGGCACGTACGAAATTCGCGCGGAGGGTATCGACAAATGAAGCCGGTTTTTTCCTTGCTTCACGTTTCGGCGCGGCCTGACGGGTGGCGGGCTGCGTTTGAAGACTGGTGGATGCGCAAGGCCGATCATCCCGAAGCGATTGAGTACATCCTGTGCGTGGACGCGGGCGGGCCGTTTGAAAGTTTGAAAGTGCGCGACTCGATACCGTCTCCTGTTCGCCTGGTTTGGAACGAAGGCCGGAAATGCACGGTGGACGCCTGGAACACGGCTGCAAAGGCTTCGACGGGGCAAGTGCTCGTTGAGGTCGCGGACGATACATTCCCCTGCGAACACTGGGACACGCTGCTCCTAGAAGCAATCGGGGATCTCTCGAAAGAAGCCGCGGTACATGTCGATTATCAAGACCCCTGGCCGTGGATCATGACGCACCCGATTCTCACCAGGGCCTATTACGAAAAGCCGGGGCGGGGCGGCTGCCGTCCGGGGGACATTCTGTACCACGAGTACATCTCGGTGGGGTCGGATGACGATTTCACGGAGTACGCGACAAGAGACGGGGTGGTCATAGACTGCCGAAAAACCATCCACTTCGAGCATCGGCATCCGCTGAACAAAACCGGCGCGACCTATGCCGATGGGGACGCGACCTACCAGCGGAGCAACCGGCAAGAGGCCTGGGCGGTGAAAGGACAGGTCATCGCCCGAAGACGGTTGAACGGGTACACCGATGCGCCGGGGCCTGCGGAGTTGAAGACGCTGGTGGTGATTACGCCCGGTTCTAATTTCTCGAGCGATTGGCTCTCGGAATACGATCAACTGTTTCATTATCTGTGGGGCCGGTTCGCTTTCGAGCGCATCTACTCCCAGAGCAACAATATCTATCAGGTCCGCGCGCAAGCGACCGTCGCGGCCTTGCAGCACGGCGTACCCGATTACGTTTTGTGGTTGGACTCGGACAATCCGCCCACGATTCAGGCATTCTCCCTTCTCATGGCGCAAATACAGGAGTCGGAACGCAAGACGGATGGGAAGTTGAGGCTTGGGGAGCTCCCCCCCATCAACATCATTGGGGCGTGGTACCGCTACCACGGGCCGAATAAAGATCGGAGTTACATCGCGGCGGGGCGGTCCTTCGATTTGGAGGATTCGCAACTGAGGGAATCCGAAGTGCTCGCGCATCTTGAAAACAACACGTTGATTCAGGATCTCGCGTTTATCGGGTTTGGAATGCTGCTCATGCGGGGTTCGGTGTTGGACGAACTGGGTCCGCAAGGCTTCTACCCGGTGTCGGTGACAAACGAGCGCGGATTTTTGACCGATGATGTGTCCTGGTGCTTCCGGGCGCGTCAGCGGGGGCATTTGATCTTCCTGCATCCGGGCGCGCATGTGGAGCATTTGAAACTCGCTCCAGTGGAGCCGGTACGCTCCAAAACGGTTTCGATTTCGCGGTCCAAAAAGCAACTTGAGGAGGTTGCATCATGACGTTTGTACGAAAGATTTCGATTTTGGCGATTTTCGCCCTCTCGTTGGCGGTTGGGGTACTCTTCGGCCTCCATCAAGGGCTTCCGGTTCCGGCTTTGGTTGTGACCTTTGGCGCGTGCCTCGGCTTGGCCGGTACCATCGTCGCCACGCCGGTCATCAACAACAACAACTACAAGTCCTGGACCATCACTTGTGCGGATGCCGACACTACGGTAACCATCGCTCATGGATTCGGCACTTCGCCCGCCCTCGATTGCGCATGGATTCAATCGTATCTGGTGAACGGCGGCGGCACTACCACGGCGCTGGTGAGCCTGTGGGGTTGTCAGGTGGTGGGAACGGGCATCGTCCTGACGAAAGAGAACCTGGCCGGATCGGGCGGTACGACGGCGGGCACTTCGGTTGTCGCCAAACTCTTCGCCTGGCGTCCGCATTCGGCGGCTCAGTAAGGGGTCGCGCGCTGTACCCCTTGTGAGGGGATGACTTATGGCTTATACGGAGCGCGTCACAACGATTCAGAACCCGGCTTCCGTCCGGAAAAGGAGAGGTATGGCAAAAGCAAAGCGCATGACGCTCAAGCAGAAACTACACTTCGGGAGCAAGCGCCAGCGCGCCTCTGCGAAACAGGCCCTCTCCCGAAAACGCCACACAAAGGCCCGCAGACACAACGCGGCGCCTCGCAAAAGATCGGTTTCGAGACGGCGAACCCAAGTCGCCGCTCATCGCCCGCGCACTCGCAAGAACATGGGCGAAGTGGTTTACGTGCTTGGGGCAAATCCAGCGAAAAGGAGAAAGTCAATGGCAAAAACGAAGACCGTCCGGCATCGTGCTGGAAAGCGTAACGCCGGACGGCGCAAGAACACGGGGCGGCGGCGGAATCCCGTCATGGCGGCGCGCCGTCATCATCGCCGGAGGAATCCGGGCGGCATCGACGTAATGGGGTACGTGAAGGCGGGCGCATCCGTCATCGCCGGGGCGGTCGGATCAAAGGCTGTCACTCAAGCGGTGCTGGCGACGAGCAATACGGGGGTTATGGGGTATGCGGGGAACGCCGTGGCAACCGTGGCTCTTGGATGGGCGGCTCATGCGGCTTTTCGAGACAAGCTCATCTCGCAAATGGTGGTCGCGGGCGGCATCGCGCAAATCATCGTGCGAATCATCACGGACCTGACGCCCTACGGCACGTACCTTTCCGGAACCGGGGTTGGCGACTACCAGACCGGGTGGAACTTCGTGTGGCCGCAACGGGTCACTCCGGGGTATCCGCCGCGGGGCCTGGTCGTTCCTCCTGGTTGGGGCGGCGCCGCCGCTCCTATGGCCGTGGTCACGCACTCTCCCGCGGGTAAGGGGGTCGGCGCTTACGACTGGAATTAAGGCCGCTGCTGCGCGTAGCGGCTTGCGGGGCGCCGTTGATTAACGAACCGCGGCGCCCCATGACGACACTGTTTTTTATGGTTGGGCGATCCTTTTGAGGGGTCCAACAAGGAGTTTTCACAATGTCTCCGACAGCAGCACAAGGAACAATCGGCAAGCAGATGCCGTCGCTCGTCCCCGGCGGGCAGGTGGACATGAACTCGCTCATCGGCAACATCAAGGATGCGATTACGGGCAATTACTACTCGACCGTCAAACTGGCGGCGGGTACGACTCTGGCGGCGTTCTACAACCTGTTCAATGCGGGTTTGGGACAGCCCGATCCGTATCCGCTCTCGACCGTTACGGGCGCGGCGCCCATTTTGACGAAGGTCGAAACCAACGTTTTGGTCGCGGCCAACTTCGGGTTGACGCCTCCCTACGACATCGTCATCGACTCGGTGGGCGTGTACGTCCATCCATTCGTGTCCAAAAACGATCTGGACATTCTGACGCTGTACAGCTACTTCGAGTTCGCCATCCTCGGCAAAGTCCAGTGGGATGGGAAACTCGAAAGCTACCCCGCCGGCATGGGGTATTCGGGATTCTCGACCCAGACGAACGAGTCCGGGTGGCAGATGGGCAACCCCGATCCCAACGCGAAAAAGCGCTTTGGGCACTTTGGCAAGTACCTGAGCCCCAATCTCACCTTCTCCTGGCCGATCTATTTCCCGCCCACTAGCGGGCCGGTCGGCGGCACGTATCCGCCCACGGCGGCGTCGGGCACGCCGGCGGCGGCCACTCTCAGCGCCTACGCGAATACCCCGACGCCGGGGCATGGCGCCTGGATTCGCGGGCACATGTTCGGCATTCTGGGCCGGCCCGTTTCCTAAACTGGCGGTTGGTTGGCTGTCTGCCGTTCGGATGGGGCCGCGCTTTCGAGTGCGGCCCTTCCGGGCTTGTCTACTGTGGAAAGGGAAGCCATGGATCCGAATCACATACTCGCCCCGTGGGGGGATGCGTACCAGACGCCGTGCTCGTGCGGCGGCGCTTCCGCGTCGGCATGGATCGCGGAGCATCCGTGGCTTTCCCTTGCCATTGCCGCGGCGGTGGCGTACCTGCTCTTTTCGGAGGGTGAAGGTGCCCGATGACCCTGAAGTTTCCTTGCGGTTCTATATTGAGCGGATCATCGACGAGCGGCATAAGCTCTATCAAGCGCAATTCGCGGAAAGCGAAAAGCGCGTCATGTTGGCGCTGGAGGCAAAGGCCAAGGACTCTACCGATGCGCAATGGTCGATAGGCACGGTTCTTTCTATCCTGGTGGCATTGATCGCGTTGGCGGCGGTGATTTTCAAACGGTGAAACGATGAACCTCAACGATTGGGCGGCGGTGGCTTCCTTGGTGGCTTCGGTGGTCGCGTTATTCGCCGTTCTGCGGGGTTCCTTCATCGTGGGAAAGATTTATCAGCAGTTTGAAACCGTGCTTGAAGACGTTGCGGACCTGAAAAAACATCGGACGCAGTTCGACGAACAGCTGACAAAACTGCTGGCGCGGTGTAAGATGTGTTTGGATGAGGGAGCGGACTAGATGACAAGCGCCATGCTGCACCAGGCCGATGTGGTCCTTTCGCGCTGTGGCCGGCCTCTGCCTCCGTTTCCGGGCGTTCGCGTCGTTCCCATCCCCGAGTCGTTCAAGCTCTGGGCGACGTTTCCTGCGTCTCCCTTTACGAATCAATCGACCGTTCCAACGCAGATCACCGGCGACACCACCTGGATGCTGCGCGCGATCTCCTCTTACGTCACTGCGCCGGTGGGGATCTCGCTCAACTTCCAGTTCCCCGATGGCAAATTTCTGCTGCATGACATTTCGGACATCCGGGCAATCGCGGGGTACGGTTCCTGGAAATATCCGCTAACGAAAGAGCGGGCTTGTCCTCCCGGTACCAAGATCGTGGCGACGGCGTATGATTCGACGCCTGCCACCGCGCAAGCTGTCCCGCTGCTTCTCGAAGGGGCTTACTATTTTCACGTCAAAGATGCGGGGGGCTCGAAGGCGCTTTCTTTGGTTTCTTCCTTGCCCCGCTACACTCCTGGCGACAATCAAAACATCCTGGCGCCCTGCTGGCAGTTCGGGCAAGGGCCGCAAACACCCGAAGGGTATCAGGACGATCCGGGCGGGTTCACCTATTCGTCCTTGCAACAGGCGATTGACGTTGGTTCTACCACGGCGAAAAACGCCACGCTCGAAGTCCAAATCGAGACGGCCTCGGATTTCGTTGTGCGAAATCTCTGGTTCGCAGTCTCCTCGGATGTGACGGCTACGGGAAACGTGCTGGTCAAGGTCCGGTCGTCAAAAGGCTATGCCCTGACGGACGATTACGTGCTCTACAACCTCATCAACGGCGTGCCCCAAGTGAAAGACTGGAATCTGAAGGCGGGGGACGCCATCGTTGTGGATCTGGCCCTGGTGGATTACTCAGGCACGGGCAACGTGTACGTGCAAGTCTTCGCAAACGGCGCGAAGCGGAGGAAAGCGGCGTGAACTACCGGCCTCAATTCGTTCCGGCTCCCGCGCCTCAAGGCTTCCACGATGAAGAGTTCGTACACTACTTCGACGCCGTCTCCACTCCGGTTCTAGGTGCTGTTCTTGCGGCGGGCGCCACGCAAATGAACGTGACCCTCCAACTCGAGAACGACGCCGATTTCATCGCTCGCGGAATCAGGATAATCGGAACGGCGCGGTTTCAGTTCCGCGAACCCTTTGGAGATAAACTCCTGTCCGAAGACCTCCCCGCGACCCCTCCGGTCCTCAGGCACACGTATCAGGCGGGGGGCCTCGATCTCACACCTTCGGGAACTTTGGAGCTTCCCACGGTCCCGATTGAACCGGAAATCTTCTGCCCTGCCGGATCGGCCTTCCAGGTGAACATTTACAATCCCGCCGCGGTTCCCGCAAACGTGGCGGGGTTCATCGCCATTTTCGGAGTGAAACGCTATGCCAAGCCCTCCCACTGAGCAATGGCGACACCAAGACTACGTGTTTTCGGCTCCCTCGCTTGCGGCCGGGGCGCTCTTACAGGCGATTCCGTTCCAACTCGACGCGGATTATCCCTTTGAGCTGCATGGGATCGCCGCGAGGGTACCGTACAACTCGACCGTGGGAGCGAACTTCGGGACTCAGGCTGGACTGAACCTTATCTCGATGCGGTGGTCCGGGCCTACTCAGAATTACCGGCAAGACGCGCTTGTACCCCTGCCCCTGTTGCTTGGTCCGTATTTCGGACAGGTGGGCAATCCCAGACCCGTCTACCCTGCGCAACGCTGGCCGCGCAGTGGCGTCATTAACCTGGATCTGCAAAACAACGGGCCGAATACCATCACCGGGTTGCAAATCGTCTTTAGGGGCGTGAAGGTTGGACCCATGGGGTCTTGGAATACCTACACCTACCCCGCGAAGGTGACGCGAACGTTGCCGTTCTGGTATCCCTCGGGCGCCGGTCCTGCGATCCCTACGCTGACGCTTGGGGTCACCCAGAACCTTACCAATGTTCTTTTCACGCCCGATAACGACTCGGATTTCGTTCTGTGGTTCGGACAGGCGGGACCGGATACCGGCACATACGAAGTGTTTTTTACGATGAAAGACGACGGGTTCAAGCCCTACTCGAACGCCCCGGTTCATGCGGATATTCTGTTCGGGCGCTCCGGGTTCCCGGCTGCGTTTCCCGTGGGCGCGTCCTCCTACGTCGCTCCGGTAGGCCCTGGAGCCTCACAGCCGGGTCTGTTCGTGCCGGAAATCTACCTCCCGAAAAACAACCGCATGTTTTTTGACGTGCAACGAAGCGATGCGGCCTATGCGGGGGCGGGGAGCGTAACGTATCCTTTAACGCTCGGCGGAATGAAGGTGTTTTCATGACGCGCGCCGATGGCACTCAGACTACCCGGCCGTCTCAACAGGAGCGCTCCGCAACGCGGGCCGTCGATCTCTACAAAGGGATGGATACCGGACGCTTCGACCCGGAACGGTCGGACCACGTACACGGAAGGGCGGGGGCTCCGGCGTTGCTGTTCGACCGCATGAAGGGGGTTAAGGTTTTCGGGTGTGAGGCGTGCGTGTTCGGGGAGCGGTACGAGCATACCTGTGGACTGCCGGAGCCGGATGCACCAATCTTCACCTTCACGTACGCGGAACTGGAGGCGTCATGCTAGGCCCTCTCTGGTTAGATCCTCTCATCCGGGCGACCTGGGGCCAGTACAACCCCTTGGTGCTGGCGCAACTCGATAGCCTGGTGGCGGAAGATTGCTACTCGCCCAAAATCTACCGCATCCCCGATCCTCAGACGGAAGTCGTGCCAGCGGGCGGCTATGTGGAGTTTGGCTTGCAAGTGACTCCCGGTTCCCTCCTCTATGGCTTCCTGGTACCGTGCAACCCCACAACCGGAGTACCGGCGGCGTTCACGTTTCAACTGGAAGACCTCAGCACGGGGCATGCGTTCTTCGATGAACCGATACCCTCGGTCCTGCTTGCCAACTACCATGCGGAAGTCTTAGACCCCTACCAGGCACAAATGTCGTCGTTCTGGAACTTGCTGAACGCGGTGTACCCGGTGGTTGGCTCCGGTTTGTTCCGGGCTCAGATCCAAAGCACCGCCGCGGCGGGCTCGTCTCCGGTGAGAATCGAAATTGGGATTGGCGCTTTGCGACCGAAAAGGCGCGGGCCGAGCAGGAAGCCGAGCCGGAGCCGTTGCCCGTTGGAGGTGTCCGAATGTCGCAAATAGCCTCGAATCGCACTGGTGCCGCGCCGCGCCTAGTGACCGGACCTGAAGCCGTCAAGCAGATGCACTCCCGTAACCAGACAGAGCAACGGCGGGATCAATGGCCGTATCCCTGGCTCTGCCCTCCCGAGTCGGCCTTCCCGGTTTTCCGGCAAGACGTCATCGTGGCGCCCGCCGTAAACGCCTTAACCGAGGTTTTGGAATACACCGTACCATCGGGGTTTCAGTTCTGCTTGGAGGCGATTGTTCAGATGTACTCCGGCTCAGGTTACGTTCCTGGAGATGGGGACATTCAATGGACACTGGACGTGGACGCGCCTATCGGGGTGGCATCGCTTGAAGGCTTCCCCCTGGCCGGCCTGAACTTGATTTACACGCCCCTCGGCGGCTTCACGGGAACGGCGGCGGCGGGCGGGATCGTAAGCCCGTGGAAGTTCCCGAAGCCGTTTATTCTGAAACCCAATCAGGTTTTGCGGTCCAAAGTTTTCCTTCCGACTTTGAATCCCCTGTCGGCGGCTCCGAATGCGATCTCGGCCGGTTTCCCCAATCTGTTCATTTCGGTGTTTTCGGGGTTCACATACCCAGTGTAGGAGGTTTTATGGCTCGGTTGACCAAAGCGGACAGACGGAGGGCGGCATTGAAGGGATGGCGGAACCGGAAACGCGCGAATCCTCGCCGCAAGCCTGGCAGTCGGCGTTCGACGGGCCGTAGCGTGCCTTCGTCCGGGTGGAGTTCGGCGGCGCATCAGCGTGCGGTGTGGGATCTCGGTAGACAACTTCGGTTCCGCGATTCGTCGCTCTCTAAAGAGCAATCGTGGAAGTTGGCGGCGAAAGAACTTGAAGCCCCTGAACGCGAGAGATTTCCGAGACATTTTCAGAATCCTCCCTCTGGCTTCATCCCCTGCAAGGCTGTGAAGATCACCCGGAATGGTGGCAAAGTAGAGGTACGAATCAGGAAATGAAACTAGCGATTCATCTGCGGCCGCACTTTTTCAAGGGAAGGATTGCCTCATACCACCTTTTTGCTGAACTGGTGGGGGACGGCCTTTCAATCGCCTTGAACGGTAGCGATGAGTACGGGACTACGGTTGGTGTTGAGGATGCGGATACCCTAATGCGGCTTACGGGGCAACAAATCACCTTGCTGCCTCTCGTTGCTTGCGATTCTGTAGGAACACCCACGGTATGACGCCTCATAGGGAACTATGGACAGGGCCAGTAAGCCTCGCGGATTTACGCAACGATCCGGGCATAAAACAGGCGCTTGAGCGGGTGATTGCAACGGGCGGCTACGTTCCCGCATCGGAGAGGTTTGGAGTAAAGCGGTACGCCAATGGCTGCTAAAAGCGGTGCTGGGCAGGTCGTTACTCGCGCTTTTGAGATCACAGATCGGGATGGCATGTTCGCTTGGGTGGTCCGTCGTACCGATGGGAAATACGCACTAGCGGCGCATACCGATGTTTCTGAGGGAGACGCTTTAGAAGATGCGGTGGTAGAAGGGACGGTCTGGCATAAACGGCTTGCCGCTGTGCGGCGCGAGGTTGGAATGAAGCGCAATCCTCCCTCTGGCTTCATCCCCTGCAAGGCTGTGAAGATCACCCGGAATGGTGGCAAAGTAGAGGTACGAATCAGGAAATGATGCCTCAAGCACAATCCGGTGAGCAAGGCTCGGCGGTGACTGGGGCTCGTGGCACATTCAGAAGCGCCAAACCACGGACTGTCGGGTCCCTGGTGCACGACTTCAAAGGCAACACTTGGAGAGTCGTTACGGAGCCGGTTTTAGTGTCCGGTTTCAACGGCTCCTCGTGGTACGAATTCCACGTGGAGCGTGAGCCAAAGCGCAATCCTCCCTCTGGCTTCATCCCCTGCAAGGCTGTGAAGATCACCCGGAATGGTGGCAAAGTAGAGGTACGGATTCGCAAGTGAGGTAACGAATATGTCTTGGTCGGTATCGGCGGTAGGCAAGGCTTCGGCGGTCGCGGCGGCGGTTGAAAAGCAGTTTTCGGATATGGCGGCGTACCCATGCCCGGAGCCGGAAGAGACAGCGAAGCAGCACGCGCGGCAAGCTCTCGGCGCATTGTTGGCGGGGCATACCAGCGCGGATTTGGCTGTGAAGGTTGCGGCTAGCGGTTCGCAGAATCGCGCCACGGGGCAACCCGGCGTTTGCAATACGTTCAACGTCAGCCTCGATCTTCTTTACGGTTTCGTGGAATCTGTTCGTGCCGGGAATCTACCTCCCGAAAAACAACCGCATGTTTTATAACCCGGAACAAGGGCAGGGTGGAAATCAGAATCAAACGGCGGTAGGCCCATGCGCCTGGTGGTCGTCACTCCCTTTCAGCGCAATCTGACAGACCGGGCGCAACGCTACAGAGCTAACCGGGAAGCTCCCCAAGGCCCAAAACACTGCGTATTCTGCGGCGCAACCAAAAAACTCATGGTGGGCCATTTGGACGGCCACGAATCGCATAACGAGCCGGAAAACCTGGCCTGGACATGCCGGCCCTGCAATACCTACCATGGGAACGCGCTAAAGAAGGCGCGGATGGGCAAGAGAACCCGCCAGTTCAATCCAACGAGGTCCGGGGGCGCTCAAAGCCTCGGGGAGTGGATGCAAGCCGTTGGAGCGATCCGCCCTCATCAGTACTCATATCGCAATGCGGACTTGGCGGCTGGTTCCACCATGAAGACCTCGGATGCGGTTGCCATGATCCGGGCTACGCCTCAGTACAAGCGGCAAGAATTTGCGGCGCAACTTGGAAAGCACAAGGGCGGGCGGCGCGGCGGGGGTTCGGAAGTGCTTTTCTAGCCCTGCTGGTACTTGCGCGTTTTATTGATTTAGGCGTATAATCTTCAATCAGGGGAGAACGGCACGATATGAGCATATCCGGCGCGCGGTTTCGCGGTAACTCCGGTGGACACATAGGCCGCCCCATCCTTTTAACCGCAGTCCTGATGAAGCACCCGGTAGACTCTGGCAATGCCCGGTGTGGAGGGCAAGGTTAAGGCGTGCGGCTGAACTTTGGGCGCTGGTTCGCCGGGTAGGGCTCGGTGATGCGGTCCTGACGCACGAAGCGAGGTGGACGCCGGTGATGTTAGCCGGATGCCGCAATAGGCGAGCCGTGTGGTTGTGGCGGCTCGGCTGAACGCCCGCACAGACCGGAAAGCGGGCCGGGGAATAACAGAGAGTTCCCTGGCCTCGCTCCTCATTTTCCTGCTATCTAGCCCTGGTGGTACTTGCGCTTTCAGGGAGTGCGGACCTATAATCGCTCCTATGACAATGACGATTACGAGCACTTCCAAGGTGGTGACGTTGGACGGCGTTCAATGTCGCGTCTGGGAAGGCTCCACGGAGCGCGGGGTGAAGGTGCATTGCTTCATCCCGCGCGTGGCGGTTCGGAATGGCCTCGATACCGCACAGTTTGAAGCGGAGTTACAGGAGCAAGCCGTACCCTCGCCGGAAGTCGAAGCAATCCCGTTAAGGATGATCCTCTGATGGGCTTCGTGCGGTGTCCTACTTGCGCCGTTGCGAAGTCGCGGAGTAAAGCGGCATGAACAGCCAAGTATCAATGGAGTTTGCCGAATGGCTCTCCTACCACCTGACGGACGATCAGCTAGAGCGCATGTACGATTCAAGCATGGGGGCGCTGTTTCGGCTGTGGGAAACCGATCAGGCGGCGGCGCTGGCTCTCCTTGAAAAGTGGAAGGCAGAGGATACGGCGATAGAGGCCGTGGCGGACGAATTGGGTGCGCGGTACAAACTGAACATCTTGAGCGAGATCAGGCGGTTTGAGCCTCCATCGGCGCGAAGAGTGCGGACGCATTGAGTATGGCGGCGAGGGGTACATGATCCATGAGCTTGAAATGATTCTTTTGGTCGGCTCGTTTTCTTTGCTCATGGTCATACTCTTTGGCCGGAGACGGCGATAATCCCCCTTCCTGGGAGCCTCTAGGACGCATCGCCGGGGGCTTCCGAATGGTTCAGTACCCTAAACATGGTGGTGGTTATGTTTGAAGGGTTCACATGGCCCGCGTGAGGTAGAATCGGGGCATGGCGAAAACGAAGATTGAAAGCGCTTCCGGCCTTCCCGGCCATTCCCCCTCCAGCCCGATCCGGCTGTTTACGGCTCCGGTTGTCAACACTGCGGTTCGCCGCAAGGCTATTCGCAGACTCACCGATGCCTTGTACGGCTTTTTGACGCTCGATCTTGACGAAATGGAAGCGGCGGCGAAAGCGGCGGCGGAAATGCCACCTCCATCCATGGCAGACTTTCAGTTTCCGAAGTACGCAACCACCGAAATGCTGGTCAAGGCGACGGAGGAACGGGACGCGCTGCGCGAACAGCTTGAAAAGACTCGCGCGGCTATGGCTGATGCGCCGGAGATCATGCGGGGGTCTATGGAAGCGGCCTTGGTGCTGCCGCTGGAGGCTGCGTTACGGCATCAGGAAGAGAACGTGTCACGGATTCAAAAAGACCTAGAAGGCTGAACATGGCCCGCGTAGACCCTGAGGACGTGATTGACGTTGAATGGCTGATTGCTGAATCAGTGCGGCGTGGGCTTTCCGGTGCGTGCAAAAGACTGGCTCCAAGTCTGTGAGGATTTCGCGGACAGGGGAGCACTTGAACGGTTTGGAAATGGTCGATATTTAGCCTTCCTGGGAGCCTCTAGGACGCATCGCCGGGGGCTTCCGAATGGTATTGCATCCCCCTTTTGGGCGTATAATGGCTGCTATGGGGTTCCGTCCTCACTTCGCCTACTCCCCTCCTCCTCCTGGATTCTCCGAAGACGATTTCGAGTACGTCTTTGCGGCTGCCAACACCCCCATGCTTGGAATCCCGCTTTTGCCTGGTCAATCCATGCTCGATATCACATTAGGTCCTTTGGAAACGGACGCGGAGTACCGTGTCCGGTCCATCGAAGTCATCGATCCGAGCATAGGCCAGTTGGCCGGCCTGAGGCTGCGGGATGCGTCGGGGACCCTGCTGGTCGAACAAGGCGATTGGGTTCCCTCTGAGGTCTTTTCGGTTTCAGGACAGGGGATACCACTCGAATCGGAATTGGTCTGTCCTGGGGGCTCAGCGCTCACATTGGACTTGACGAATCTTTTCTGAATGGGTGTATGCTTGTGGTTGTGCGGCCTTCGCGGGGCGCCGCCTTTAGCCGGTCTTCGGACAAGGCTTTTTACAAATAGCCCCGCCTCTAGGTCCTGGTCCCTGTAGTACTTGCGCACTTCAGGAGTGAGGGCCTAGAATCGGCTCATGGTTGCATTCCTGGCTAGCGACTTGGGGCTTAGTCCTGTGTGGGCGTATAATCGGCTTTGAATGCTCCTGTTCTGCGATTCCTTCAACAACTACAACACGCCGTCTCAAAAGTGGTCTCAGGTCTCTGGTAACGAATCCATCGTCTCAACCGGGGGCATCGGAGCGCGAACCGGAACCCAGTGGTACTCGCTCTCGGATTTCAACGGCTCCATTATCAACTTTGCTGCCCGGTCCCAGTTCATTGCGGGTGATGCTTTCTGTCCGTACAACTTCGGAGGGGATGGGAATGCGCGGTGTTACCGTTGGGTCACTGCCGGGGGCAACTACAGCATCACGATTGTGGTCAAAAGCGACCTTAGCATCCACGTTTTCAGGCAGGGCCCGGGGTCAACGGACGTGGATATCGGCTCCACGCCGGCCGGAATTTGCACGCAACGGGGCTGGAATTACATCGAAACCAGCATTAAAATCGACCCATCCGCGGGCTTCGTCACGATCCGGTTAAACGGCGTCCAAGTGCTCTCGCTCGCCAATATCAATACCGAGGGCGGGGCGGGGTTGGCCTATGCCACGGGCTTTCAGTTGATGGGCGCCGGGGGCTCCGGTGGCGGTGGATCACAGCACTCGGACACGTACCTCCTCGATTCCACGGTGAGTCCGAACACCACGTTTCTGGGGCCGGTGCAAATCTACGGGGCGAAACAAGTACCCTTTGAGGACTCGGCAACCGTTCAGTGGAGCCCGTTGGTCCCTGGTGCTCATTATCCGATGGTCGATTCGGTTCCTCCGAATCTCTCGGATTACGTGTACTCGAACACGGGGCAGGTGGACGAATACCTTCATGCGATAACCGGCATTCCTCCCACCGTGGCGGTCCTGGCGGTCCAACACTGCCTCTTGGCCGAAATCGACGCCGCGGGCTCCCGGTCGATTGGTTCTTCGGTGAATGAGATCACGGGTTCCAACAGCGCGGCCTTGACGACTACGCCTCATTACGTTTTGCAGCCGTACGATACGGACCCGGTCACTGGACAAGCCTGGTTGCTGGCGAACATCCCTTTGCGGCGGATTGGGCCGGTGGTGACGGTGTGAGGCGGGCGTGATTTCCTTGCTTTCGCATACCGGCGCTGCTTCCTCTGCCGGCGGAAACATCACTACGACTCCAATCAGCACCCTAACGGCCTCGGTGATTTTCGCCTATGCCGTCGCGGAGGGAGCGCAAAATCCAGTTTTTTCCGACTCCCTTGGAAACGTCTGGAAGGCTTTAACAACCCAAAGCGCTCCCGGTCATGAACAGGGCGTGCTCTATTACTGCGTTGCTCCGATCACGGGAGCATCCCACACGTTCATCCTCTCGGCGTCCAACGTTTCCTACCCGGCGCTCTGCGTAGCAGCCTTCACGGGTTTGACAACCTCGGCTTTTCTCGATGCCCAAAACGGGGCGGTCACCGCTTCGACCGTCTCCACCTTCCAGCCGGGAAGCGTAACCCCTGCGGTCAACGGGGAATTGCTCATCGCCGGTCTGGGCTTCAACGGCGGCTCCCCTCCGATTACGGTTTCGATAGACTCTGGGTTTGCGATTACCGATCAGTTCTACCTTGCGAACTCCTACGGCTGCGCTCTGGCCTACTTAGTGCAAGCGGTCGCTGCGCCGGTCGATCCCACCTGGACGGTGGCGGCCAGCGGGACAATCGAAACCCCGGTTGCTTCCCTTGGGGCTTTCGATCCGATCACCCTGGCGAATGCTCGCGTAGCTCAATCTTCCCTGGACGTAATCACCCTGTCAAACCCTCACGCGCAGGTCTTTCAATCCTGCCTCGACATCATCACCATTCCCGCCGTGGTGGGCGTGCAAATCATCCTCCGGGGAGTGAAACGGCTTCAGTCCGGTCCCTCTGAAACGCTGCAAGACATTCAAGGGGCGGCGCACGTCAAAAGGGCCGTATGACGATTACCCGGTTTTGGATGTACGGCACGGTGGGGCAAACGTACTGGGGTTACGTTGAAGTGTCCGGGGGCGTGGCTCCGTACTCCATCTCGATTGATGTTCTGCCTGCTGGCCTCGCCTTAAACCCGGTTCCTGTCAATATCTTCGGCGGCGTGCCTGGTGGAGATTTCGAGTTTACAGGAATCCCCTCGGCGCCCGGAACTACGCCGGTAAACATCACGGCGGTTGATTCCTTGGGTAATACCGCGACTTTTTCAGACGTTTTCGTAGTGAACACGCTTGAAGCCCTATACATGGCCCTTCCTCCGGCTATGATTGGGGCGCCTTATGCTTTCCAGTACAACGATGATTTCGCGGACGCCATTTTCATTTTGGCCTTCGGGCATCCGGGCGTACATCCGTACGCCTATTCGACTTCCCCCCCTGTGATTGACGGCCTATTTATGTACCCTACGGGGCTTCTGAGCGGCGCGCCTACCTTCGCGCTGGCTCCGGGTCAAATCGGCGTGGGTTACATCGTGGCGGTCATCGTGGACGCAAACGGGGTGAATGTAGGAAACGCCACGTCAAACCAAATTGCGTTTTTCAACGTCCCTCCACCAATCCCTGTTATAGGCGTCCAAATCATCCTCCGGGGGGTCAAACGGTACCGTAGTAGTACTCCATGCCCGGAATTGCAGGAAGCCAACGAGTTGCCTCACGTCAAAAAAGCGGTATAGTTGGCTTATGGAAACCCGCCAGAGGCTTTACAGCTTCATCGAAGTACGCTATCGGAACGGGCAAAAAGAAACCTTCCCGTCCAATTACCGCTTCAAAACCGACGATGCCAGTAACCTTTGGGTCTGCGATCAGGAAGGCCCGTTGTACGTGCGAAGCGGGGTGGCGGGGATTACGCTTGTCGAGGTGGAGGTGGCGTCATGGCAAGAGGGCTGGGCGGTGAAAGGACAGGTCATCGCCCGAAGACGGGTGGAGGTGGCGTCATGAATTGGCCCTTCGTTCTGTACGCGGGTATGTGGATCGGCGGCTTTTTTTGCGTGACGGACAGCGGGTTACGGATGCGATAATCGGGGAAGAGAAACGCTGATGCCTCGATACCGGATCTTCACAAACGATCGGCGCTCGGAGAATGGCGTTCCCAAGTACTCGTGTTTAACCGAAGTAAGAGCAAAGGACGAAGCGGCGGCGGTCGCAAAAGCCCCAAGCTATCTTGGGCCTCCGCATTGGGGCGTTGAAGGCGTGCTGGCTCCCATCAAAGCAATTCTATGGCCCGCGTCCGGTGTCGATGTAGAATGGCTCAAGAGGCACGTTTGATGTACACCTTTCGCGGCCTCGGCCAATCCTCCTCGCTGGTTTCGGCTATTGCCGCGGCAATCACCCAGATGGAAGGCTTCTACCCTGGAAGCCTGGCCTATCGCAATAACAACCCTGGAAACCTTTCGTCGGGGCCGGGGATGACTGGAACATCCGGGGGCCTTGCGGTCTTTCCAGACCTCGCCACGGGACAGGCTGCGCTGGAAAACCAGATCCAGTTGAACATCGACCGTGGCTTGAGCCTCGATACGTTCTTTGCGGGGAACGGCGATTATCCCGGCTACGCTCCAAAGTGCTCAGACCCGAAGTGCGCGGGCAACGATCCCACTGCCTACGCGAACTTCGTTGGATCTCAGGTGGGGATTGATACAAGTACCCCGCTTTCGCAACTGGAATCGGATCTTTCTCCGGCGCCCTCTTCGGACGATTCTGGGGTAGACTTGTCCGGCGATTCAGACGGCGGCGGAAGCGGAGGCATCTCTACAGGCGTCATTCTGGCGCTCGTGGCGGCTTCGGTTGGGCTGGTATGGTGGGCCGCGGCATGAAACAACAGGGCAAAAAGCAACTCACCGTGAACCTGCCTGAATGGATGTTGTACGAATTGAAAATCGAAGCCGCAAAACGTAATACTTCGATGACAGAACTGGTTGCGGCTGCTCTGCGGGCGTCGATTGGTATCCCTGGGACAAAAGCACCCACGGAATACGACGACCGTACTTGCGCTTTCCCTCATCGTGCGCCTACAATCGCAGTCGAGGTATAAACGCATGAGTTTAGGCAGTATCTTCGATTCGATAGGACACAAAATCGCAGCCTTTTTCGGCTCTCATCAAGCCGTGATTCAGGCCGTTCTGACGGAGGCGCAAGCAGCGGCGAATGACGCGGCGGCGGTCGCCAAGGCGTTGAACGAACCGACCGCGTTGCAATCGGTTCTCGCGGGCGTTTCCGATGGACTTTCCAAGGTTTCGGCTGCGATTGCCGCTGAGGCATCGGCGGATACCCTGACGGCGCAAGCGTCCAATTTGACCGGTTTGGTTACGGGCCTGGTGCAAGCCACCAACGATGTGGGCGTGAAGTCGGCAACCACCAAAACGGCAATCGGCGCGGCGCTGGTGAAAATCAACGGCGTGGTGTCCGCTCTCCGGACAGCGGCAGAGGCGGCGGCTCCGGCGGCGCAGTAGGGGACAATGCGGCGGGCAGCGGCGATCCTCGTTTTCCTTGCTGCTTCGGTCTCCGCTCGTGTCACCTGGACAACGGCGGCGGCGGTTTCAACCATCGCCGTCAACGTCCTGGATATCAAACAGACCGTCTCAAAGGCTGTGAAGGCTGCTAAAGCGGTCAAAAAGGGAACGGTGAAAGCGGCCCGCAAGGTCGCGGGGAAGTAGGACGATATGGACGTTGAAAGCTCGGCAACGATTCAGGCGGCGATTGCGGCCGGCAAAGAGGCGCTAGCGGCTACGTTGGCGCAAGCAACCAGCGATATCACGGCGGCGCTCGATCAGGCAACGGCTCAAGCGGCCAACGAGTTAACTGGCATCGTGCAAGGGGCGCTTACTGCGCTGCAAGGCATCGCAACGAAGGCCGCATCCGATCTGGATGCCGTCGCTGGCCGGTTGGATGGCGCCACCGTAACCAGTACCATCAAACTGGGGCCGAAAACTTCCTCTTGACGGCCGGAACGTACGATGAAATCCGCCCCACCCATAATTCCCAAAAAATTGAGTGTATAATCGGTTCGTGCTGTGCTGGTAGATCCCCTTCGGCCAGCTTACGGCGTGAGGAGTGCGGAGGGAGAAATCCTGAGCCTGGGGCAGACAGGCGGAGTATTCCAACGGTGATCTGGTACCGAGTCCAAAGGGCTGTGACACGGCCAGCCACGGCCAGAGAGCTAAGGGCCGGGTTCAATTCCCGGTCTTTCCGTTAAACCTGCCCCGCTTTTCGCGTTTTAAGCCCCGTGGCCCATTTCCGGGCAGTTTCCCCCTCGGGTACCCCTGAAAGTGGAATCTAGCCCCGTTTCCGCCTCTTGGCTATAGGCTGTAGACGACGTTACCGGCTGAATCCGTGACTTGGGCGCTTCCTGCCGGTGGCTTGACGATCATGGCCTGACGGATGGCGGTCTGGTAGGGGAAAGGCCCGCCCGCCGCTTGCCAGTTGGGGGATTGCCGGGGGCAGTAGTACCAGACCCAATACATGCTCGGATTCTACGCCCGCGCTCCTAAAAGTTGCAAGGGGTGTAGAATGAAGGCATGAAACGCAATGACTTCGCGCTTGTCGCTCTGGTTTTGATTGGGATTGCGGTAGCGTTCTTCGGATTCCCCGCGCCGCATTCGGCCCGCGCTCAAAACACCGCTCTGCCGGCGAATCCGGCGCCCATTGTGGTGGCAACTATGCCGGTCTACAATACTCACACCATCACAATTCAGATCGAACAGACGGCGGATGCAAACCTGGCGGCGCTGGCGGCGTCCGGGATCGCGCTACCGGGGCGCTTGGGACGGCCTGGCAAAACGCAACAGTTCGCCTCGACCGATGCCCTGCTTTCCGCTTTGCTCTTGGAATATGTCAAGCAGAATACCCGCTCGTCTCCCGGCGCAACCGAGCTGGGGTTACAACAGCAAATCGAATCTTTGCGGCAACAGATCGTACAGGCGCAACAGGCAGTTGGGCCGGTGGCTCAGGCAGTTTCAGAACAACAGTAAGAGGCCGGTTTATTGTTTGGGGGGGGCGGGTGGATTCGGTTTGCAATCCGCCGTCTTGGGGTCGATCTCGCAGCCTTTCTTCTTTCCAATTTCACCGATGACGGCGGCCACATTCGCCTGGGCTTGGTCAACGGCCCTGACGGCTTGCCAGTACTGCGACTCGGCGGCGTTCCTTGCGGCTACGGCCTCGGCTGCAATCCGTTGGGCGTCTCGGATCTTTAAGCGGTCGGAGTCTGAGGTCTGAGCGAACGCGGCGGCGGCGAGAATCAGAATGACGATTAGGCGTTTCATGGTGTCTATGTTCCTACGCAAGCGGTTGCGCTCGATACGAGTAGTCCGGTAGTCGTGGCGCAGACGAAGCGTTGCCCCGTGGTGGACTTCAAGGGCGTGACGGTCAAGGTTCCGGAAAGTTCCGATGGCAATCCCCCCTCTTCAAGCAGAAAATAAATGGTAGATCCACCTACAGGGGCTTGGAGGGAATGCACGCAGGCATTTTCAACTGTAGCGGGAGCGATAAATCCTTCTGCAGGGCAATCGTACGCAGCAACATTCTGAAATTTTCCCAAACCCCACGAAGCAACTCCTTGAAACGCAATGGCTGCACTCCATCCCTCCACGTTTCCTGCACCGAGATCTACGATGTAGGGGTATATGGCTGCAATCGGGGCCTGATTGTTTGTACTGCCGTTGTAAGCGGCGCCATAATACAGCCCATAAGCTCCACCCCCGCCGTCATCCATTACCGCAATGCCGCTCATGCCAACAGCAAATGATCCAGATTCCGAATAAATCGACAAGGCCGCATTGCCGTTGTTTGTCGATATTGTCACGGATGAGGGAAAGAGTTCTAAGGCTTCTGTTAATCCCGGCAGTAGAAGCGGGTTAACTCCAAATGTTGCCTCAGTGCTAGTAATCGCACTTACATATAACCCTGTCGATAAATCTGGAATCGAGATACCGTTTAGCATCCCATGGGAAACTCCGTAAATGTCATCTATTGGAGAGCCGCACACTCCGGTTACCGGCAGCGCTCCGGTATTCGAGTTGGGGTCCGTGGTCCGCTCGACAATGTAGCCGCTGGCGTTGGTTGGGCACGCGGGCGGGGTGATGATATTGTAGTTGCTGGCGCTCAAGGTCGCGTTACCGGTCGTCGTCGTGGCAATCGCTCCACCGGGCCCATTCCCGGCCAAAGTCAACCACGCGATTTGATACGCATACGTGGTTAAGCCCGCCGTACCGTGCTGCGTAATGCTAGGAGCCGCTGGCGTTCCAATCGACGTTTCAAACCATGCAAAGTTTGCGGAGTCGCCGGCCAGGAGTCCGCTCGAATTGTATTGCACGCTGGTATTCCCATCGCCGGCCGGAGCGCTGGTACAGGCGATGAGTTGTCCCGCCGCGTTTGTGCCTATGCAACCGTCCGATTTGGGGATTAAAGCTCCGTTGGTTCCAACTACCGTGGGGTTCGGATAGGTCCCCGCCAAATCTCCCCCCGCGGGTCCGATGGGCGTTGATCCCGATCCGGCGGCGGAAGTTCCGATGTAGCCGTAGAGCCTCGCTGTGACCTGGCCTGCGGCTCCTGTGGGCGTGAATAGGGTCACTCGAGTGCGGATGAAAGGCTGGTACCATCCATCGCTCAAGATGAGCGTTCCTGAAGTCGCGGAGGTTAGCGGATTGGTCCCGATGACGATGTAGCTTGACGAAACTATGGTGAACGTTCCAGGCCCGGTCCCCGCGGAGTTCCAGGGCGCCCCGTCTATTTCGATGGATACCGCGGTCATGTCGATGGCGTCGTAAGTGAGGCGGAAGGCTACGCAGGGCGCGGTTCCACCGCTGGTATTGGCGTGACTGGGGCCGGCCGTGGCGCTCGTGTAGGTATCGGTCCATGCGCAGTCGGCCGTACCCTGTCCGAAAACGCAAACTGCGCTCAAAAGGAAGATCGCAAAAGCGGAAAGGGCTGGTATAGTCTTCATGCGGACTATTATAGGCCCGTGAGGAAGGCGGGGGGTATTCCCAAGACCTTTTTGCGATCTTTGGGAATTTAGTGCGTTCCAGGAGTCGGGATTCGCGGTTTGCGGCGTTCTCTCCGCCAGCGGGCGCGGCGGGCGTTCCCGCACTGGCGGCATTCGCGCCGGGTGCCTTCGTCGTAAAACGTCAGGTTGGGCGATAAGAGGGCATGCCCGCGCTTACAGAGTTTGTGGGGATGGTCGCTCACAGCGGTTGAGGTTGGGTGGGGTCGTACTCGAAAAATTGATGCTTTCCGGCGTTGGCGTCTTTAAATTCGGTTTGTACGATCATGCCGGAAATCAGCGTCAGGTAGGTGATAGCGTCCACGATGCGGCCGTGGATGCTTTCGGCGCTGAACGTCTTCCCGGTCTTCATGTAGCTGGCTATCGAGTCCAGGTGCTTCTTGGTGTACACCCACGCGACCTGATAGTCTTTCAGGCCGAGCTCGTCGGCGAGGCGCCGGAAGTTGGCGAAGCGGTCTGTGTCGTGGGCGTATTCCTTGCCCTTGGTGTCGCGCATCTTCACGACTTGGGCAAGCAGCGCGGCTTGGTACTGGTCAAACGTTTCAAAGTTCATTGTGGGCTCCTCGGTTCAAA